ATGAAGTTGATTGGTATATCACCTTATGAAGCAGATATGTATCGTCGTGCTTTTGCAAAAAAGAATGAAGAAAAGATGATGCAGTTTATGGCACGCTTAGGTGACCATCCAGACAAACATGATATCTATGAACAAATGCAATCACTAAGTGGGTTTGGCTTGTGTAGAGCACACGCAGTAAACTTGGGCAGACTTATATGGGCATTGGCGTATCACAAAGTGTACAATCCAAAAGAGTTCTGGCGTGCTTGTTTAAAACATTGCCAAGGATCATATGCACGTTGGGTATATCGTAACGAAGCAAAACGTGCTGGATGGGATCTACGTGACTTGGGCTTTGACAATTGGATTACAGAGGATCCAGTTGAAAGTTTCAAACAGCATGGTGCATGGAACAGTCCTGGATTTTTGCCAAACATGGGATTGCAAAATTTATTCTTAGATAAGTTTCAGTTTGCAGGTATAATTGCCAATAGTAGGGTATTCAAAAGCGATGCAAAAAATTACATACACTTTATAACACTAGGCGTAGGCGAAGGTCGCTATGTGGATCTTGTGGTTGATCGGCCTGTGAAATATGCACGTGATAGTGTAGTAGTAGGTGAAGGACAAATGTGGACCAAAGACAACAGTAACTATCTAAAAGTAAAACGTAAAAATGTAAAAGCAATGCCTATTGATCAGTATGCTTAACCTTTTGCCTTGATACCTGCCAACATCTGTTTAAGTTTTGTACTTTGTACATCAGCAACAATCTTACCTGGCTCGTCTTCAACAGTTGCATCACCAGCTGGATCTGATTGTATCGACTTTGCTTTTATTTGATCATAGATACTTGAACTCTGTTTCTTAAACTGTTGATACTCTTCATCATCTCCTAAGTCACGTATACGCAGACTTTCAATATCAAACTCCAAGTCTACTTTCATACCAACGCCACTTGAACTTCTAGTCTTCATAGCCTGTATTTGATATCTGCCACGTTCACGCATTGCTCTACTTGTAAATATACCAAACACATTGTCAGCAGTATTAATCTTACTAATACCACCACTTATATGCGAATGATCAAACTCTACTTCTTCAACTGCACTTCTGTTCAACTGCGATGCAGTAACAAACAGTATGTTAAGTTCTCTTGCTAGGTTACGCAGTTCTTCTGAAACATACTTGTCCTTAACAAACAGATCATTTGGCGATACTTTAGCACTAACTGGCATAAGCAAATCCAAATAGTCAATGCACATGAAGTCTATCGCTTTGCCTTGCTTGATGCTTAGTTCTTTTACAAATGCTCTAATATCATTTACGTTGCTTTGTGCAGGCATGTACTTTATTTGCAAGCCACCTGCTTTCTTGCCCATCATCTTAACTTTCATTTCAACAGTTTCAATGTCTTTGAATAACTGTTTACTTGGAGTGTTTGTTAACATACTATCAACACGCATAGCAGTCAAGCCTTCACTTAATTCAAGTGTAATATATACTCCACTGAGTCCTGCTTCCATCCAGTTCACTGCTAAGTTTTGCATAAACAAACTTTTACCAGATCCTGAACCACCTGCAAATATCTGTAGTTCGCCTCTGTTGAATCCACCATATAGCAGTTTGTCCAACTTAGGCCAACCAGTGCTGTTTTGTCCGTTGTTATCTTTCAGTGCCGCAAGTCTTGCTCTTGGATCCTCAAAATAATCTGTACCCAGATCCTTTGTCAAACTTATCTGTACTGCATCCTTAATCAGTTTCTCAACTGGCGAATACTCACCTTTTTCAAGTAAGTCTGCACTTTTAAGTATTGCACGTTCTAGTTCAGTACGTCTAGTAAATGCCTCAAACTCTTCTAAGAACCAATCTGTATGTCCACTGTTTAGATCTGGAATCTCAACAAGTTCAATTCCAGTTACTGCTTTTATCTGAGCTCTGTCTGGAAGGGTTTTATGTTCGTTAGCATGATCATAGATAAACTTTGCAGTTTCTCTCAAGTCTCTGTCAAAGTTTTCATCATTATATATGTTTTGTACTCTAAGAAAACTTTGTGCATCATGCATCATCATTTCTAAGAATAATTTTTGTACATCATATGTATATTCTGTCATACTATCCTCGCTAGGCGTTTACGTGCCATTTCAATTTTTATCTTACTACGTTCTGCACACTGATGTATTTGTTGTAGTGTTTGTGCTACACCAAAACGCACCACTGCATCATTTACATCTTTCACATCTTCAGGCCACTCTGGTATACTAACTTCAAACTTGTGTTCTACTGCGGCATCAATTATACTTAATCCTGCACGATCCTGATCAGGAACTACTATAATTCTACGTTGCAACTGCTTGAGCAACTGTGCTTGATCCTTGCTTATTGTTTCATGCATACATGCTAATCCAGATATACTTAGTGCATCAAATATACCCTCAACAACTATAGCCGTGGTCCAGTCTGACTTTTGTAAATCATAACCAAACACATATCCTGGTTGTTGACTGTTTATAAACTTTGGCGTACGATTGTCCAAGTAACGTGATGTATGTCCTACTATCCTGTTCTTGTATGTGTATGGTATAACAATCCTATCTCTTGGTCCTCGTTTTTTATCTACTAGAAACGGATATCCAAATACCATGCCACGATTTTTTAGGTATTCAACATAGTGAAAATGTTCTCGATTGTTTTCATCGATGCGTTCAACACCTTCTGGTATTTCTTGTTCTTCAAAGTCAATCTGCTTTTGTTTAATTGTGTTACGTTCAGCAGTCAAGTCTAACAAACTTTTACGTTTTAAACTTTCTAAGTTCAGTCTTTCAATGTCAGTTGGATCAACACCTAGCCATTCAAGCAACTTACGTGCTTTGTAACCAACACTACGCCCTGCAGTAAAACTTGCAGTAAAACCACAGTTAAAGCAGTGATAACTCCAGTCATCTTCTGCTTGTTTTATACCACCACGCAGACGTTTGTCCTGCGACTCGCCTTTGTGTACACAACAAGGCGCATTAAAACTTACCCAACCAGAGCTTGTTTGTTTTCTCTTTTGCGGAATGTAACTCAATAGATCAATCATTATGTAATAATAACATAAGAACTAGATGTTTGCAAGTGTTTTGGTTACCTATAAGTAATCTGTGTGATAGTTCCGTTGTTTACTTCTACAGTTGGCGTACTTTCGTAACCTTGTCCACCATTTGTTACTGTAATAGAACTCACTGCATTTCCAGTCACTGTTGCAGTTGCAGTAGCACCTGTACCCAATCCTGTGATCACAACATTTGGGGTTCCGGTGCCTATGTATTCAGATCCACCCGTGGACGCTATCTGTGTTACTACACCATCAACAACTGTGGCAGTGCCAGTGGCGGCAATTCCGTATTGATTGATTTCAAAACGTATCCAATTGTGTCTTCCATCAACGTTGATAAATGCTCTAGTGTCTTGGTTATTGTACACATTCTGCGAACCAATGTCATACCATGTTGGACCTATTTGTGTATCGCTTCCTTGTGCTTTAACATTTCCAGTAAAATTATCAAAGTCCAATTGAAATGTGGTAAGTGTATTGTTAGCTGTATAGGCCATGCTGGTATATCGTCTGTTGCCTTCGTCTACATCAATCCCATAATCGTCTGGCTTTGGTATCTCTAGTAATTTGCTATCTACATAGTCTGGATACACACTGTCTACTATTTCAACTTGTCCTCTGCCAGCACTGTAAGCATCGGTGTATACTGCTTCATATAAGTTGCCACTCGCACGTTCTAAACTGTATGTGGCAGTTTGTTGCTCAATTAAATCAAGTTCTTCGCTGGACAGAGTTACTTTAGCTCTACCAAATGCGGCACTAAGAGTTTCGAGATCTTTTGCTATAAGCAATTCGTCTCCATCTGTGCTCATCATCCTGTAGGTTATTGTACTGCCAGATATGTTTACTGGTTTTTGATCTTGGTTGATAAACTCAAACAGTATTACATTGTCAACTCCCTTGTTGACTATTAATTTTTTAGCATACACTGGTTGCCATCTCCTTTGAAAGTACGATCCGTCGGTGGCAGGTAATAGTACCTGTTGCTTTTGTTGATATAAATAGACGGGTGTAGAATACATTAATTAACTCCAATTATAAGGTATTTATGGGCGTAGAGCTATTCGAAAAGATTGCAGAACGATATCCGTTTATCACTTTTTGTACGTATGCAGGAAATGAATATGTTGGTGTGATCCAAAACCGTGACGATCAAATCACAACGATATATGACTTTGGCGGTATAGTCAATGATCAAACCAAACGCCTGTTTTTAGAACTAGCAAATCAATGGTGGTGGGAATCTAACCGCAGTATACCAATAAACATATTCTTAAAACAAGATTGGGAGCAGTTCAAGCCTTACCTTAAAACTTTTATCAATAAAGACTTGAATATACTATTAGGACCAAGTACAAGTTTGGCTGAATTGAGCCGTAAAAAAATAAAACGTCGTAGTATTACGTTGGTTCGCAAAGTAGATTAATGTGCAATGCAACCAGACTTGCATAACTTACTGCATGTGATTTCTTAAACACAAAACCAGCACTATCATCACCGTCCCAAACAGTTTCAAATACTTCTTTCCATGGCTTGTGTTGTAGGTGTGCTTTTCCTGGACGTATAATGCTTATAAACGCTGCCATACGAGCTATTGAGTTAGGTTGCATTGCTACTTGCAAATCGTGGTAGTTGCCTATATGCACTATACGTTCACAGAAACTTTTGTCATTTAATCTATGCCAGTCTGGTTCTTTTGCCAACATAGCGTCATAGTGTGCTTGATCACGTATCAATGTATACACACTTTGATTCAGTAAATCTAGTTTAAAATATCCACGTTGTTCTGCATATTCATAGTCAATACTTGCACAACCATTGGGTGCATCAACAGGTATTGGCGTAACATAAACGCCACTGTTGTGCTTACGACCTTCAGCATTTTGCCTCGCAGGAGTACACTGGATTAGATCCATTATGTGTTGCCTGTCAGCAAAGTCTATGTCAACATCAGCACTCATTAGATAAGTCTGTTTCCTATACCAGCAAATTCTGCAATAGCAAATGTTGCGGCCGCCATTTCAATGTTGCCTGTGAACAACATATAACATGCACCTAAACGTATTGCACTTTTTATCATGCCAATAATAAAATCATTGTCCTGTAGTTTAGGTTTTTTTCTAACCTCCATTTGGTCAATTTTTGGTCTTGTCAATCCCATTTTCTTCTCCTTTGCGGGTAATGTAAAACTAATTTTTTCTGTATAGAAGGGCATTTTACCATCCTGCTTGTTTAAGTATTTCTTCACAGTATGCCTGATCTGCTGGATAGTCTTTAAACTTTTTAGTCCAAAAGTCTGGATCAATCCATGGCCATACTATTTTTGTTTGATCTGCATTCATGTCTGCCAAGTATGCTTGTCCTGATTCACAATTGAATACCAACCAAGGTGATATTCGTCCAGTACTTATAGCGAACGCAACTGCATTATCATTTCCATAACGCAGAAAGTCCTGTGCAGGATGTCCTGTTTTTTCACTCCACTTTATACTGTATTCAATGCCACGTTGTAATGCGTCAGTGAGTGCTTCTCTTTGAATATACTGACGCAAGTATTCATCATATACTGCTTCTTTGCACCAGTGGTCCAGTTTCTTGTTTTCTTTGATTACCCATTCAACAAACTTGGGCACGTTGATTGCGTTTATGCCAACACAGTGTCTGCCAAATTTTACAAATGCTTTGTAGTATGGTGATGTAGCAAAGTCAGCATAGGTTTTAAGTTTTGCACTTCCTTGTGTCATGGTGTAAAACTTTAGATAACTTTGTAATCCAATTTGCACACCAACTTCTTTCTCTTCTTGGAATCGACGTTTTTGCTCACAAAGATGCACTGCCAGTGTGCTTTCTTTTCTAAACTCACGACCGCAGTACTTGCATTTATACAGTTCACTTTTTGTCTGCGACTCCACTGTCACGCATGTGTTCCTTTAGTTCTTTGTTTGTCATTAGTTTGCTCAACAGTTCTATTTCATCTGCTTTCATTGCAGGAAACAGTTCCATCAGTATTTTTTTGCCTTCGTTGTTGCCTTTTTCTTTCTTCTTAGGAGAAATCCATTGATGTCTGTGCGAGCCCATGCCTGGCGAAATACTTGTGGCACACAACCATTGTAGTTTTTGATGCTTGTTTATGTCAAAGAAATGCTTGTTAAGTCTTTCATTACACGCAACCAAATAGTATTCTTGCAGTTCTGCAGGACCTTGTACTGCACTGCTCCAACGTATCATGAGAAAGTTTGAATACTTCTTACGTTCTTCATCAGTCAAGCTGTCATAGAAGTTGCGATCCTTGCTATCCAAGCACCGCATTTCATTTGCTATACTAAGTTTTTCGCTCATTGTATTTTATCCATAGCCTGTGTAATATATAAAACCATACACCATTTATGCAAGGTTCAACCAATGCTACTAGTCCAGCCTCCCATATGCTTGCGCCGGTTAGCCAATACACAACATTCATTGCTATTATAACATGACCGCAAGTATAAATCAATGCCAAAATTGCACTATCGTTCATCTTGTTTCTTATTACATTAAATATGCCGTTTGTAAATTCCATATTACCATGCCTTATTGTAATCCACAACTTCACAGTTACGGCTGATGTCTTTAACAAAGTATACACAACGTGGATCGTCTTTGCCTTCTACTGGTACTGCCAGCATTTGTCCGTTCTTGAGTTTTGGTACATACCATGTTACGTCTTGATACACATCAACAATTTCAATGTCCATGTAACTAGGTGTAAAACTGGTATGCGGGTTGAATTGAAAGGTTTTAAAACCTCTGTCATTGATGCTAGTTAACGGTAGCATCTCTAGATCACCTACTTCGGGTTCACCAATT